CGGCTATTTGGTCAACAATGGCGCGGGTTACGCATCCGGCTCAAGAGCCATAGCCGCTGATACCGGCACCGGCACTATTTTGGCTGGTGATGTGGTCACGTTTAATGGCGACGCTAATAGATACGTTAACTCGGTCGCACTGGCTGGCGGCGCGCTGACGCTAAGCGAGCCAGGTTTGCGGCAAGTAATTCCGGATAATACCGCAATCTCAGTCGGCAATAACTATGCGGCCAACATGGCATTTAGCCGCTCAGCCATCGTGCTGGCCACGCGCGCGCCTGCTTTGCCAAAAGAAGGCGACCAGGCGGTTGATCGCTTTACCGTCACCGATCCTCGTAGCGGCTTGAGTTTCGAAGTATCGATGTACTTGCAATACCGTCAGGTACAGTACGAAGTGGCAATCGCCTGGGGCGTTGCCAATATGAAGCCCGAACATACCGCGATTCTGCTGGGCTAATCACTATTTAGCAACTAAAGGCAAACACTATGGCTAAAAAAAATGTTGACCCGGCTGTCGATAGCGCTGATCAAGCGGTTGATACCCCTGTTGATGCTGGTATTGATAATGCAGTTACTGAAGCTACCAAAACGAATTTGGCGGAGAGTGATAACAACACGGCCGTGGTAGCTGCGGTAAGAATGGTCATTCAGCGCGAACATCCTGGTGACGGGCCTACTGAGGCCGACGTGCATCCGGACGAAGTTCAAAACTATCTCGATTTCGGTTGGCAGCTAGATGTTGACGATAAAGCTTGATTTAGGTAGTACGCCCTCGGTATTGGCCGCGCTGTCTGATCCGCGCAACGTGCAATTAGTCGCCAATGCAGCGGCGGAATCCTATGTTGATGATACGCTGGATTGGATACAAAGCGGCCAGGCGTTCGAAGGCCGAACCGGGCAGTTAGAGCAGTCTATCAATTGGCGACCTGCGCGGGGTGGTGTTGCCGAAGTATTTGCGCAGGCCGAGTATGCCAATTATGTAGAATTTGGCACGCGGCCGCATGTGATCGAGCCCAAACCGGGCCGTAAAGGGCTAAAAATACCGATATCGACCGGCGGCGGCTTTATCATCCGTCGGCGCGTTAAACATCCCGGCAGCAAGGCGCACCCATTTTTCTTTGCAGCCCAGGACAACCGCGACCAGCCTGCACAAGAGCGTGGACTGTTAGTGCTGGCGCTTAGGGCGGTTACATGAGTAAGTATCTTGACTTGGCTAATGTTAGCGACCCATCTTTGGTGATTTCCGAAGATCACCTTGCCGGTGCGGACGTTTATGTCGACGCCAAACTTTGGGGACTGGATATTAATCCGGACACTATTGCACTGCCGAATGCCAGGCTCAGCGAAATCGCCATGCATTGGGCCAAGTACCTGGCCGCCGATGAGGGCGCTATCAGCGAGGATTCGCCACTCGTCAAAAAAGCGCGCAATTTTAAGGATAATGCTGAGTTGTTGTCTGAAACATTAAGCCGGAAATCGCTAGGCATTGTCGATAACAACGAGTATGGCAACGTGATATTGGGGAGAGCATGAAGAGTTTAGCTGTTAATAGTGTTGCGACTGAATATTTACCAGCCGGTAAATACTTCGATCTGACGGGTAGCGCGCTAGTCGAAATATTCAAAAGTGGCGTTTTGATAGATAGTAAGTTACTAAACTTAAACACAAATACGCTAGGTAACTATGGTTTTGACGTGTCGTTGCGTATTAGCGCGCTATCGGATTGCAATTACCAAATCATCGAAAAAGTAAATGATTCGGCTCTTAATCCGGTATCTGACTCGCTTGTGCTAGACGCTTATTATAAAAAAATCACCGACGGAATTATAGTCGACCACTTATTCTCAGGGGACTCTACAACACAACAAATTTCAGGAACATTAGCAAGTCCAAACAGCAGTATATTTAGTGTTAACGGGTCGGTTTGGTCGAGGGGTATTTTTTCTGAGGCTCTTCTAGGAACTAAAATTTTCGCAAAAGGTAGTTCAGGCCAAACGTTAGCCGGATTCGCTAGTACTGCTAATGGTAGTTCGCTTATTAATAGTGACTCTGTGGCTTATGACCTGACCGCAATCACTTCTGATCCAATATACGAAAATGTAGGTGTTTATCATCTTGGCTGGATGACTAATGACGCGCGCCAATCAGCCTTGGTTGCGGGCCAAGCTTATGGCAGTCAAAATATGATCACTTTTGCCTCGCTGATGAGGAGCTATTTCCAAACAGTTGTTAATTTTATTAGATCAAAAAAGCCAGATTCTATTATCAACTTTAGAATGCCCAACTCAGCCGCGGCGGGTTCTACTATTTACTTCATTAATGGCGTAACAGCCCAAAATTTCATGGACGCGTGCGCATTGACGTTCCGTGGAGATGTGAGTCTTGGTCTGCCGCCTATCACTGACATTATTCCAAATAGTATCCTCACAGACATCCCAAGGCTATTGTTTTCGGATACAGCTAGTACATCCGATCGACCGTTAGTCGAAGCATCGTCTCTGGGCGGATTGCATCCAACATTAGCTGGCTATAGAGAAATAGTACGTGCGTGTTTGGCGCACTTTAATGACCATGTGATAGTTAGGTCTGCTATGTCATTGCAACAGAGAGCAGCTAATCATAAATTGCGCCAAGTGTCGCCCATTATATCTATACGCGAAAACCAGGCACTAGCATCATCCAGTATCACTATTACACGTGATGATATTGTCCATTCTGATGAGTATTATCATATTGGCTTTGGTGAGATAGCGAGCGCCGGCACAACATTCACAGATATATCATTTGGGCCTAATAACGTTTTCAGTGAATCATTAACATATCAAACTTCTGTGAGGCTTTTGTTTTTCGGAGCAACAACTGGGAGCTATGCTTCAGCTTTTGTGCCTGGCTTAGCATTAGATGATGTGTTGGTATTTAAATCCGGATTAATTCAGCGCATTCGTAGACTACCCGATTCTATTCAAGGGTTTTCCGGTAGGTGGTTTTCAGGGCCGCCAAACGGTAGTGCATACTACCCATCTTCCATGCAAGGCTCTAATTTCAATGTTTACCGGCATAAGTATGCCAATTCGTTAAGCGCCAAAATCGCGATAAATTTCATAACAGAAGGCGCATCTGCATTTGATGGTTTATTGCCAATAAACAAATATTACCAGTTGCAGATTGTTGCGTTTAATGCGGGCACAGGTCAAATCAATGTGATGCCATACAATGCCGAGAATACATCGGGCGATTTTATCAATCATGCCTTGTTGACATCGGATTATTTATGTGTAGCCGGTGCGGATAATGGGTCGCTAGGAATATCGCTGAGCGGAGCGGTATTTGGCGTCGGCTCCAGAGTCGGCGAAAAGACGATTACTCTGGCTGGTACTGCAATAGGCTCCAGGCAGACAGATAAATGTGTTTTATTAAGCTCTACGTAAGGGGGTGGTTTTGCTCGATTTAAAAAAAATAAATGATTGGGCCAACGAAACTGGGCAGTTTCAGGTAATTGCATATATAGCCAATACGGCTCCAGATGATACTCAAAGCGTAGCATTTGTACTGCAAGATTTATTAAGGGGTCATAATGATTTCGATTTTAATGCCGATCAAATTTTGTTGTTATTCAGAGGATGGCAACAACAAGGATACATGACTCAGGGTGATTTTGATTTGTTGGGACAAATGTTGATCGGTAACTAATTATGAGTCTTATCCCACTAACAGCCCTACGCATACGCCTCGATAGCGATGCCGATTTGACAGCCTGGCTAAATCAGCACTATGGCAAATCGGCCAGCCACTGGCTGGGTTACAAGCGCTCGGGTAATGCCAATGACTTTCCTATGTTCAGCTACCAGCCAACCCGAGCAACTCGCACATTTACCAACACCGATCAATCGCGCATCAGTATTGTATTTGGCGTGAACAATCCGGAAATCGATAAAAATATTATGGTCGGGGTGATGCGTTCATCCGAAGCTGAGGATTTGATTGTAGCCGCGTTTGCTAATGCCATTATCGCGCCCGGTTACAAAGTCGAGCGTAACAGCATAGACGTTACCTACGATCTGGGCATTAGACATCCATTTTACGAAACTGAGTTTTCGCTGATTGTCACCCAATTTGATCAACTTGAAACCGGCATTGTACCGGCTGAGGTCTGGCTAGGGCAGGCACCATTAATCGGCGTGGCCAATGTCGGCGAATACGAGCAGGTGGCGTGATGAGTTTTGAAATGACAGAGCTTGACCGCCGCATATCAAACCAAATCCAATTCGGTTCGATTAGCGCCGTAGACTACGGTAATGCCAAAGTGCGTGTGGCCATTGGCGGCAATATCACCGGCTGGTTGCCCTGGCTGGCCGGCCGTGCCGGTGGTGACCTTACTTGGCATGCTCCGGAAGCCGGCGAGCAAGTGGTGGTCTTGGCGCCATCTGGCGAGCTGAATCAAGGCGTGGTCTTGGCCGGGCTTTATCAAAATGCACATCCAGCGCCATCAAATACGCCAGATAAACACCGCATGCAATATAGCGATGGCGCGGTCATTGAATACGACCGCGCAGCACACCATTTAAAAGCCGTGTTGCCCGCTGGCGGGACACTGGAAATCAGCGCTGATGGCGGTTTGGCGATTACCGGCGATATTACCTTGACAGGCGATGTAATAGCCAACGGCATAAGCCTGATCAACCATACCCATCCTGGCGATAGTGGTGGCACTACCGGGGCACCCACATGACCGGAATCAATAATACGACCGGTAAAGCGTTGGATGGCATTGAGCATCTGAAGCAATCGATCCGCGATATTTTACGCACGCCTATCGGTACAAGGGTAATGCGCCGGGATTATGGTTCTCGCCTATTCGATTTGATCGATGCGCCCATGAACAGCCAAACCATTATCGACATCGTGGCCGCTACCGCAGATGCGTTGGATAGATGGGAGCCACGCTTATTGTTGGAGCGCGTGGTATTAAACAGTGGTAGTGATTCCGGCCGCATTAACCTGACGCTATTCGGCAAATACCGTCCGAACGGCCAGCCGATTACTTTAGATGGTATTGTGTTATGACCTTGTTTACCCAAATCGATTTATCTAAAGTACCGGCGCCGAATATTGTTGAAGCGCTAAATTTCGAAGCGATTTTTGCCGATATGCTGGCTGATCTGCGGATACGCGACAGTGCATTTGATGCGCTAGTGGAATCCGATCCAGCCTACAAAATTCTTGAAGTTGCAGCTTACCGCGAATTGTTGATCCGCCAACGCGTCAATGATAGCGCGCGCGCAGTGATGTTGGCTCAGGCTGTTAACACTGATTTAGATAATCTGGCGGCAAATTTCAACGTTGAGCGCTTACTGATTTCGCCGGCGGATAACAACACAATCCCACCGGTGTTAGCGATTTATGAGGACGATATCGCGTTTAAAGCGCGCGTGCAATTAGCCTTCGAAGGCTTAACCACTGCCGGCCCATCCGGTAGCTATATTTATCACGGCCTGAGTGCTGACGGTAATGTTAAAGACATTGGTATTGAGGCCGTGCAGTTCCATATGTCGGGCAGCACCATAGTGATTGACGACGATGCGCACTTGGCCAGTCCGGAGCCGGGTCAGGTTGCTGTAACGGTTTTGTCTCGGGTAGGCACCGGCACAGCTGACGCCAGCCTGCTCGCAAAAGTCGACGCTGCCGTGAATGACGAGAAAGTAAGGCCATTAACCGACCGCGTGGTGATCCGATCTGCGCAAATTGTTAATTATAGTGTCAATGCCACGCTGTATTTCTATGACGGGCCTAGCTCTGCCAGCGTATTGGCGGCGTCGCAAGAAAAGCTGAATGGTTATATTGATGGTCAGCGCAAAATCGGTTACGACATTACACGAGCCGGCATTTATGCTGCATTATTTCAACCCGGCGTACAAAACGTCATTATTTCAAGCCCGGCCAGTGATGTGGTCATCGATAATCATCAAGCTGCTTACTGCACCGGCATTACCTTATTGAATGGTGGCCTGGGTGTCTAGGCTGTTGCCACCTAACGCCACTGCACAAGAGCATGCGCTCGACGACAGTATTGCGCGCATAGCGGACGTGCCTGTAGCAATCGCTACGCTTTGGGATAGCCATACTTGCCCTATCGAGTTATTGCCCTGGCTAGCCTGGGCATTATCGGTGGATGAATGGGACGAAACCTGGAGTGATGCGCAAAAACGTGCCGTTGTGGCGGCCAGTTATCAGACGCATAGCCACAAAGGTACTCCCTATGCCATCAAGTCCGCTTTGCAGGCGCTAGGCTATGACAACGTCGACATTCGTGAAGGCGATTCTCATTTTTATAATGGCGCTAATACTCATGATGGTAGTTTTACGCATGGCAGTGATGGGGTTTGGCCGCTATTTGATGTCGTGTTGAATATCGGCTTCTCACCGAACGCACTAACTATTCAAAAAATCAAAGAGCGTATTGCGCGTTTTAAAAACGCACGTTCAGTGTTGCGCAACATAATCTTTACCGAATTATTTTACGATGGCGCCAATACGTATAACGGCGCTCAACCCCATAACGGCGGAATACTTTAATGGCCAATTTACCAGAAACAGATAATTTTGACCCAGGCGTCTATCAGATAGAAACGACAGACGCCGTCATTGGCGGTGCTGGAGGTAAGTCTAACGCGAGTGCGATTAACTTAGCGAATCGTACTAATTATTTAAAAAAGCGAATTGAAGGATTGTTAACTAAATCAGTTGCAGGATCGTCAAACGTTAATTTAACAGCCACAGAGGCAAATAATGGCATTTTAGAATTCACCGGCGCTCTAACCGGCAACATTAATGTCATTGTGCCGTCCGGCCAGACGCGATCCTGGATTGCTATCAATAATACAACCGGCAATTATCAGCTAACCGTCAAAACATCCGGTGGCGCTGGAATAAAAGTTGCTCAAGGTGAGAGAACGGCGCTATTCACCGATGGTACTAACGTTTTGGACGTGCCGATCAGCGCCAAAATAGCCAAAGTCATTAAGCGCCAGATAATTACTGCTTCTGGTACGTATGCGCCATCTGCCGGCATGCTGTATTGCGAGGTTGAGTTAGTCGGCGGCGGCGGTGGGGGTGGTAGCGCATTTGGTGTGCCAGGTAATGTCTCGGCCGGTTCCGGTGGCGGTGGCGGCGGTTATAGCCGCAAGCTTTATTCGGCCGCTCAAATAGGAGCCTCGGCGTCTGTTGTCATTGGTGCAGCCGGCCTAGGCGGGGCCGCAGGTCAAAACAATGGTGGCATGGGCGGTAATTCATCGTTTACACCACTTGGTGGCGGTTCAGCGCTTTTATGTAACGGCGGTAATCAGGGCTATTACGGATCAACTAGCACAACCGTTGCCCGCAATATCAACGGCATTGCGTCAATTAGTGGCTCATCAGGCGGCGACATAAATATTCCAGGGCAACAAAGTGGCTGGGGACTCTTGTTTGGGACATCATCACACGCCATTTCTGGTCGTGGCGGCGATTCGTTTTTTGGTATAGGAGGCCAGGAATCGCAAGAAGGTTCACCTGGCAATGCGGGTTCTGGGTATGGTTCTGGCGGTGGCGGTGGCGCGGCTACATCCACATCGACGGCAGGCGGTAATGGTAGGCCGGGTGTTTGTGTAATAACTGAATTTTGCTCAGAGTAAGCGATGAGATTTGCGATTGTTGAAAGTGGCATAGTAACCAATGTGGTAGAGGCCGACGCCAATTTTTCCGCTAGCGGCGCAATACAAAGCGATCAAGCCGCTATCGGAGATAGCTACGTCGACGGTGCATTTAGCCGCGTTACTACAACATCATCACCAATTATTTTGGTTTGTACCGCCTACCAATTGCGCCAAGCCCTTACTCGGCTAGGTTTCCGCGCTTCAGTAGAGGCAGCGGTAATGGCGGGGTCTCTGGATGTGCAAGATGCCTGGCAATACGCAGCGGAATTCCGCGAAGATCATCCTAAGATTTTGGAAATTGCAACTGCGATTGGCAAAACGCCAGGTGATATAAAAACAATTTTCGCATTAGCGGTCACACTATTCCCTTAAATACGGAGCTTATACAATGCCAGATCAATTTTTACACGGGATCGAAATCGTCGAAATCGACGACGGTGTCCGCCCAATTAGCACGGTCAGGTCGTCAATCATTGGGCTGATCGGGACGGCGCCGAATTCAGCGCCAGCGGCCACGGCCAAATTAACCACCGGCACGGCGGCCGGCAATAATGGCATAACCTGGACTGCTGTTACACCAGGCTTGGCTGGTAACGCTATTACTGTGCATCTTAAAGACCCTAAGGCAAATAGCCAGGCGCTTAACGTCACGGTATCCGGGAGCGCAATAACCGTCAGCTTGGCCACGTCCATTGCTGGCGCGGTGACTTCGACAGCAACTCAAGTTATCGCCGCTATCACCACAAACGCTTTAGCATCATTACTGTTGACTGCGGCGGCTACTGGCTCATCAACTGGTGCCACTGTGGTTGGTGCATCGGTAAAAGCCCAGACATTAAGCGGCGGCGCCGATGCCGCCTTTCCGCTTAATACGCCTGTATTGGTAACAGGTAACCGCACGCAAGCCAATGGGTTGGATACAGTAGGCACCAAAGAAGGCACGCTGCCAGATGCTATCGATGCAATTTTCGATCAGGCCGGCGCTATGGTCGTAGTGATTCGGGTTACCGAAGGCGTCGATTTCGCCGCCACCAAGTCCAATATTATTGGCGGCGCTGGCACCGGTGTGCAGCAATTTTTGGGAACGGAATCGGTTGTGCATGCGAAACCACGCATATTGATAGCACCCGGCTTTAGTCACGATCAGGCAGTCGTCTCGGAATTGATTGGTATAGCCGAGCGCCTGAAAGCGATCATTATTGCCGATGGCCCGAATAGTTCAGACGCGGCGGCAATTTCGTATCGCCAAAATTTTGGTAGTCGGCGGGTTTATATTGTCGATCCACAGGTTAAGGTTTTCGATACCGTTAGCAATAGCGAAATAAACCAACCGGTTTCAGCGCGTGTTGCTGGCGTGATTGCTAAATCGGATAACGAGCGTGGGTTCTGGTGGTCGCCTTCCAATCGTGAGATTTTCGGTATTACTGGTGCCAGCCGCGCAATTGATTTTTCGTTAGATGATGTTAATTCAGTGGCCAATTATCTTAACGAAAACGAAGTGGCCACTATTATCCAAAAAGACGGTTATCGCCTGTGGGGCAATCGCACTTGCTCTTCTGATCAGAAATGGGCGTTTCTGTCTGTTGTGCGCATTGCCGATATTATCCACGAATCGTTGTTAGCGAATCACCTTTGGGCTGTTGACCGTAACATTACTAAAACCTATCTGGATGACGTGACCGAAGGTGTCAACAACTATCTCAGGTATTTGGTGTCAGTTGGCGCGATCCTAGGCGGCATGTGTTACGCCGATCCGGAACTAAATACCCCTGATCAAATCGCCCAGGGTAAAGTGTATTTCGATTTCGACTTTACGCCGGTTTATCCGGCTGAGCACATTACATTTCGAAGTCATCTGGTCAATGACTATATAGAGGAGTTGTTCTAATGGCATTAAATGACATCATGAAAAACATGAACCTATTCGTCGACGGTTTCGGCTATGCCGGCAACGTTGAGGAGTTGGTTCCGCCTAAACTTACCATGAAAATGGAAGAAATGCGCAATGGCGGTATGGATGCGCCTATTGATATTGAAATGGGCATGGAAAAGCTGGAAGCCAAGTTCATGTTGACTAAATATGATGCCAATGTATTGAGTTTATTCGGCCTGGCGCCTGGTAACAATATAGCGGTCACGTTTAGGGCATCACTAAGTAGCGAAGATAGTATCGAAACAGCGGTGGCGTGCAAATGCGTGGCGTTCTAAAGGAAATGGATTCCGGCACATGGAAGCCCGGAGACAAAATGACCTTACAGATGATGCTGTCTTTGCGCTATTACAAGCACACCATTGGCTTCCGGGTTGTTCATGAAATCGATATTCCGAACATGGTCAGAATTGTTAATGGTATTGACCAACTCGCGGTAACCCGCCGCAACATAGGTTTATAAAATGCAAGATTACCAAGTTGTTATCCCACATGAGGGACGCCTGGCGGGCGATATCGTCCAACTAAACCCGCGCCAAGCAAAGTACTTGCTGATGTCGGGCCACATAAAACCTAAACCGGCCGATAAACCGGCCAAGGTGGAAAAATGAATTCGAATGTAACAACGATCAAATTGAGTTTCCCCATTGATGGCGGCGTAACTGAATTAATGATTCGCCGGCCTAAAGTGCGCGATATGTTAGTTGCCGAAAAACTAGGCAACACGGATGCCGAGCGCGAAATCGGCATGTTCGCTAATCTGTGTGAAGTCGCGCCTGCCACAATTGAGGGATTGGATATGGCTGACTATCTAAAATTGCAAAAGGTCTATTCCGGTTTTTTGTCTTCAGTGCCGGCGACGCCAGGCGCGCTTGCATAGCGATTGCCTCTGTTACCGGCTGGCAATTACCTGTGCTCATGGAGATTGATGATCATGATTTCCACGACTGGTTACAAACACTAGAGGACATGAAACCGCATGCCTGACGCTGTACTAGCGATAAAAATTGGCGCAAGTTTAGCGTCTGGCTTTAAATCGGTTTTCCAGCAAACCAAGCGCGAAATCAATGAAGTCGATATCGCGACCAAACAACTTGATAGCTCTACCAAAAAGCTGGATGCGTCCGTTAAGGGTGCCGGTAATCGTTTAGGTGCTGCTTATAGAGCCCAATCAGAGCGAGCACGGGGTAACAACGGCGGCGGCTTAGGTTCGGCCGCCGCCTTTACTGGGGCCGCCTTTGCCTTTGCTCAGCCGATTAGGCAAGCCATAGAGTTTGAGACCGCGCTACTTGGCGTGGCTAAGCAAGTTGATGGCGCACGCGATGCCACTGGCAAATTAACACCGGTGTATACCGAAATGCGCAAGGAAATACAGTTATTAGGCCGCCAAATACCCATTGCCACCAATGATCTGGCCGCCATGGATGAGGCCGGCGCACGCATGGGTATCGCGCGTGACCAGTTAATAGGGTTTACTACCCAAGTAGCTCAGTTCGCCGCGGCATTTGACGGGCTTT